AGTAATTCTAGATTAGAATAAAACACAATGAGGCTGCAAAGCTACAATCATAAAACTGATTGATAAAGTCAGTAATATAATTGTAACCGCCCATCCTTAAAACATTTACCGCGGAATTTATTGCAAAAATTCAGAATCATCGATAATATCCTTTTCCCAAGATTTATAAAATTCACTAGGATCCTCTAAAAATACAAGATAATCATAATGTACCTTCAAAAGATCATAACAAATCCTATTAGTCCTAAGAATAAAACTATTATCAACGAGTGAAAGAATAGAAGCAAAATTGTCCAAATAGTGTCGTCTAAAATAAACATATTGTTGACCAAGATTTCCAAATACCCGAGTTATCTTTTCTTTATTAAACTTTGAAAATAGAAGATCGTTTACATCGTCAGATGACTTGTAAATCGGTAATTCTATTTTAGAAAGCCAATTAAGATCAGATTTCTTAGTATTAAGATCATGGTGAAGAATATCTTTAATTAACTTACCTTTTGGACTCTTAAAATTTCCGACAACTTTGGAATTAACTAGATCTAAAAATAAAGAATCTCTAGATTTAAGACAGTTACTAAAAGTACTATCGAGTGCATCCTCAGAGAGCTGTACACTATCGTCAAAATTAATAAGCTTTTCAAGAATTATGAGAAAGAATTTCACATAAGCCTTGTAAGGAATATTAACCTTGACTTGCATGTATGCATTTCTGAGAATGTAAACCATAGCACCCATCATATCTGGCATACCTAAAGATTTACCAAAGCCATCAAATTCCATAGGAAATTTAAATTCTATTTCAAACTCAAATGAAACGTCTCCAACATTAATCCCATTAGTACAATCAAAGGTGTAACCTTCAATGATAACATCTGAATACCATGCCTTATCTCTAGCAGTAGAGTTTAAGGTTTGATACCAGGTTTTACCAGTTGAAGGAACATCTAAGATAACTTGCTGATTAGCAGCCCCAACTTTTACGCCGAGACCACGATCATAAAGTTCGTTAATATTAGGAGTCGCATTATTTTCAACACCTCGAATGTAACTTAAAAGTACATTTCCGACAGTATTTACATCGTTATTCCCTTGCTTGTTAATATAAATTAATTTACCACGTCTAAATCTCCATTTCTGGAAACTTTTAGCGATAACAGCAACACGAGAACCTGTGGAAACACCATCACTAGGAATGACCTGTATACTAAATATTTGATTGAGCGCACCGTTGCCGACGAGCCCTACAATATAAGCCATCCCCTTAATATGTACTATTTCAATTCCATCCTCAGGATCAATAGATGACGACCGAGTAACATCGGGAACATCTACTTGAGATGAAAATGCAGTAGGAATATTAGTTGTGGTTATAACTGGAACACTTTTAGCAACGTCCTTAACGATTGAATCTTTAAGGGCGTTGACCTTGGAATTATTACCACCAGTATTTAACGCATCAGCAACCTTATTAACACTATCAAATGTTTTTAAAGCTACTTTAGGAATCTCTAATACCCCTTGTAAAGGATTTTCGACTACATCTACAACAGTTTTAACAATATCTTTTCCAGTTGAAAATAAATCAGTGAAATTAATATCGCCAATGCCGAGATTTGCCGAAGAGGAACCCTTAACAGATGATTTAACTGTGCTAACAGGTTTTTTGACCTGATTAACACTGCTCTTACTTGAAACTTCTTTAGTATTTTTTGTTATACTAGACTTACTCTTGTCTAGTTTAGATTGTTTAGACATCTACTCTACTGTCAAAACACTCTCTAATGATAATCTACCACCAACGTACTTGTTATAGTCCGTATAACTAAAAGCAGAAATTCTGGGAAAAATAAAAACAACTTTATTAACATAAGATTGTTTCCATAATTTCAAAATCCACTCGCGATTACAAACACTATACCATCGGTCGACAGCACTATTAACCACTAAAGAATATTTTGCATCAAAATAATTTGAAAGCAGGTTCAAGGTCGAATTTAGATCTTTAAGTAAATAAAGATGTTCAGAAAAATAAGAGGAAAAATCCAAAGCATCATTAGTTAAATAACTATCCAAAGTGGAAACCTCGGTCATACCTTCGCGCTTAAACAAATCTATCATCCCACGAGATAAGTACTCCCCTAATCGTATTTGAGAAAGGAAGAATCCTAACTTGGTATTCAAGTCTTTCCCGGTAAGATCACAAGAACGAGCGATTGATTTACAATAGTTTTTATAATAGTCCTCTATTTTAGAGATAAAGTAGGGACTTTTACAAAAAGCTTTGTAACTCACTCGGCTATGACAATAACCAGGAACAGTGATACCATAGGTAGGAAACTTTCGATCTGAAAACTCTTTTGGAAGCCAAAATCTTGAAGCAAAAGACGGAACTTTACTTTTTGTTTTTAATGTTACACCATTTTGTTTGTGTAGGATACCCTTACAACTGGGGTCCTTAGCAAACCAAAATGATTTGGCAACTAAAAATAAATTTCTAGCTAAATCCGGCTTTCTAACAAAAGGCGTGATTAACTCATTTAAACATTGATTAGCATCAAACTCATTAAATTCGACATGTTTATCAGGAGTATTCTGTTTAATTTTATTCTTAAATAAAAGAGAAAGATTTAAATAAGGAATAAATTTATAAGTAGAATCTGCATAATAAAAAGAGACGGAATTAATGTTGCAAAATTTGGAGGAAAAGTTACACTTTTGATTTGTTTCCAAACCAATTAACTTAGCCTTCTCCTTATGCAAACGTTGACCATCAACGGATGAATGTGTTAAAGCATCATCCCCATTAATGATAAGTTTATCAAGGTACATAGATTTAAATTCTTTATATGTTAAAGTCCTTCGACGTAAAGTAAATCTATCTGTAAAATCCACTAAGCCACTATTATAGAGAATAGGACTTTTATAAATAGAGTGGAGGATACATTTAGAATTAATAAATGTGGAAAGATTTGCAACACATAAGAGAGGAAAAGATAATAAAGTACCTTGACTCTGACCATTTTGTTGAGAAGCTTCATCAGGAATAAACTTATTATAACATTCAAGAGGTCCTTTGAATTTTACGAATTCAAAATTTTTCATGGACAAGGAACTTTTAATAAAACCACCAATACCAACTAAACCTGGTTGAAAATCTAAAATTCTATCGATTATAATTTGTGATACATTCTTGTTTAAGGAATCTGTCGCAGAACTATAATCAATAGAATATAGAAATAAACCATGTCTGATGGGTCCTAGCATCATATTAAGGAAACACTCGTCCACGGGACCAGACAACTGCATTGTCGACCAACAACTTTCTTTCCATTCAGAGATTAAAAATTTCTGAACTGGACGAAGAAAACATTGATCACCGGAGCAATTGACATTTATGAATCTGAACTTATTTGGCTCAGTCAATATAAAAAGCTTACTCTGATCGTGAAACATATGACTCACGTGTGAAAGAAGTTTGACACTACAATTATAAAACTGCGTGTTAATCACAGAAAGTGAAGAAAAAGATTTTTCGGCATTATTAAAAGTTACGGAAGTAGCTAAATCAAAAATAAATTGAAAACCACCACCATTACTTCTTGAATACTCATAAGTAGAACTTATACTACTTTCGATTTCCGCAAACTTATCTAGTTCAAATTTATTTACAAAAACTAGGTCAGTTGCTAATTGAAGAGAAAGGATAACCTCAGAATCTGATATTACATCGGGCTTTGTATCAATTACTTTACTTACGTATTTCTTGATACTTGGCTCGAATGCAAAATCAGGTAGTTTGGTTATCCCTTTCTTCATATAGAAGACAGAAATTAAAAATTCTAAGCTTCGTTTATAAGTATTACCATTATTCTTAATTTTACAATTACAAAATTTGTTTCTATAAACCTTAAGAATAGTGCCAGATAAAAATTTTCCTACATTCCTATTAAAACAAACAGGTGATTTTTCGACAGCATCTCCTAAAAGAAGTTCAAAGTTCTTCAAAGAACTCTGAATTGTTCCCATAGAAAATTCATCAAAAACTTGATATAATAATTGTAGGACATCCCTATCCCTAGTTGCCTTAGGAGTCTTTTTTCCCCAATTCGTTAAAAATAGAACTGGTGAAAGAATACTCCTTACGACACTCATAATATAATCTTTATTCAACTGTGAGAGTTGAGCAAAAACAATAGTACGACTAAGGTCAGGATCAAAAAAAACTAGTCCCTTGGAACTGCAATCCAATAATTTCTTTATCGAACGATAAAGTGCACTTGACTTTCCGCCACAGGACACGGCCCCCCCAATATTTAGTTTCTCGGAGGGAAGTTGAGTGGAACAATGATTAACGTCAGTAAATG